ATGCCATGTTTTCTACGATACTCAATACCCCAATCTTCTAACGGTTTTTCATAATCTCCATAAGGAGTATGCTTCATTGCTAGTTGTTTTAGTCCATGAGTACCTGGGTTTTCATCGAACATATAATGCATGAGCATTGTATCTTCGAAGTTTGGAAACTCGAAATTAAAATGATAAATAAACCATTGTAAATCGAACTTCGCATTGTGAAATACTACAGTCTTCTTGTTGAAGAGTTCCTGCATTTTTGCTTCGACATCTTCATCAATTACGTCTGCGTCACAATATATACCGTGATCAGGCTCGTAAGACATAGAAAATCCAAGCATATAACCGTCCCTACAATATAACGCACTTGTTTCCGAGTCAAGGGCAATATAGGGTAAAGGGGCGTCCACAGCGCGTTGTAAAAAATCCATGATTGTTTCTTTGTCTTGTATGCCATAACATTTATCCTCTGATAGTTTTTCTATCTTTAGTTCACCGCTAACATAGCCTCCAATACTTTCTACTGCTTCTTCAAAGGCTTTCTTAGCTTCAGGTTTAAATTTAATAATGGCAGGATTCATAAGTGCAAGAAACTTCTCGTCTATTATCTTACCATTGTATTCTGTCACAGATGTTTTTCTAGTATATTGTTTAAATGCTTCTGCACCAACTAGAATTACCCATTCGTAATCATCTGTATCTATTTCTAAATCAACATCTTTCTTAAGAACTTTCTTGACAGAACTATCAGAACATAATGCAAAACGGTCAAATTCGAACTCGAAATATTTATCGAAGTTCGTACTAGATGGTTTTGTTTCTATAAGTGCTACTTGAGCCATTCTAATAATTCTCCATAAGTTAATGTTTTAAATAAATGATAATCCAAGTGATGTTTAAATGTTTGCCTGTTCAAATGGAACTGACCTTCACCTGTATTACCTCGGTGTTGTTTATTGGAGTATCTCATTTCTTTTCCAATATCCTCTGCATGAACTTTGAATATTAGTATCATATCCTTAAAGAATACTCCATAAAAAAGAATATCAAATTCTTCTTTTTTGACTTGCTGAATATTACAATCCCAGTCATAATCTTGCCACTCATGATACATAATATCACGGTTGGCTTCGCATTGTAAAGCTTTGAACAAGTTACTGTCCGTTATTTTCAATTCTGCTTTCTTCTGTACTCGTGAGAATTTACATTCGATTCTACTACCATCAAATTTATCAAATAGGTCGAATGATAACTGTTCACTATTTTCTGCACGAATAATCTTCTTAATCATTATCTCGGCAACTGTGCCAAATCTACGAGTATGCAATCCGAAGATTGCTTGCTGTAGTTGTATATTATCCATAAAGTCGTTCCTTAACCTTGCTAATCTGAGCTGGTGTTAGTCCACCTGGGTCTTGACCGTCACGCAAGGTTATCTTCTGTACTGACAGTTCCATCTTCTCAGCTATTGTTTTTATCTGTTCCGCTGCTTTCTGACCTGCTTCGTCGCCATCAAACATAATATCAATACCCTGAACTCCTTGAAGTTTGAGCAGGGATAGCTTGTACCAGTCCATTTGTTGTGTTCCGAAACAGCAGACTGTATTCTTCAAGCCATTGTCCCATAGATTGAGACAATCAAAAATTCCTTCTACCAATAATACTCTATTATTTATTGGTTTTACTTTTGCTGGTGTAAATGGCATTTTTACCCCCGTTGGGTAAATGTAATATTTATCTGCTCCTATGCCTCCAGCAATCAATCTCCCTAAGAGTGCAATAGTCTTACCTGTTATATCACGAATGGGAAAGATGATCCGCCCTTCAAACTTTGGAACATTCCAAGTGAAGGCTTGCCATATCTTTAGAGTTTCCTCAGAGATATTACGATACGGACCGCCTTTCCATTCGATACGGTCTTCTGGGAGTTGAATACCTATGGTCTGACTTCTCGTCTTTGCAATCTTGTCTTTAATTCTGTGTAATCTGACTTCGAGTGGACTCTCTGGTGCACCGAAGTGTGTAAATAAGTTACCTTTAAACCCACATGAGAAACAATGCATCATGCCTGTTACTTTGTCTACTCTAAGACTTGGGTTTGTATCATCATGCTCAGGATTTAGGCATGTGATGATAGCGTCCTGTCCTTTGACAGTAAATGGTATTCCCTTTTCTTTTAATAAATCTGTTGCTATCATTTTTCTATATTATATATTATACAGGAATTTTAACCTTGTGTCAAGTATTATTTTTTTCTTCCATTGATTTAATTCTTTCAATTCCAAGAGTACTTTTGTGTTTCCATTCTAGTTCGTCTCCTAGCTTTTCAAAATCGGTCATTGGAGTACCGCCTGGGTCTAGCTCATCTTCGTAATATCGTGACTTCCATACTAATTCTAGCATCTGAAAGTATACTGCGACCGCTTTATCTCTAAACTCTTTATCTCCCCATAAATACCATAGAAGCCAATACTCTTTATCTATACGGCAAATTCTTATTTGTTGTTCTTTATCTTTTAACTCTGACATAGCCCTCAATCTCTGACTACCAGCGATTGGGTACCAGTTTGGCATGACTAGTATAGGAGCTTTCATACCATGTTCCTGTAATGATTCTAATAAAGGCTCATTCAAAGGAACACTCATAATATTTTCTTTTACTTTTGGTTGGTCTAATAACCAACCAATAGTTCTTACATACCAAGTATGTGGAGGCAGGGGTATGAGTTCTGCTGTGCCTCTACTAATCCTATCTGCTGCCACTATGCCTCCTTGTCAATATCCCAACTGACCATGTTTTTCTTTCTAGGAAATAATTTTCTTTTTCTTTCGTCCTCTTGCCATTTTCTTAACCATAGTGAGCCATCTCTTTCAGCATCTAAAAATACTGCATTAGTGAATCCTACAGGTATCAAAACTGCCATATGTACAATAATGCTAGTAGGAATACTATATCCTAACCAACCCATGTAATATGAAGCTACGAATCCAAAATACACAGACCACATTGTAAATAATATCAATGTAAAATACATTTGTAAACTTGGGTCTGGTATGTACTTAAGTGGATTGTATCTGTTGTCCATTACTAATCTCCAACAGTTTACTATCCACATTATAAATCTTCTATGCATAATACGCTTTACCTCTATCTTCTATTAAGAAACCGTTTAGATGGTCGTATTCATGTTGAACTACAACTGCACTAAAGTCTTTGAAGGTTTCTTCTTTACTTATCCATTTACCATTTTCAATCGTGTCATATTTCATGGTAATAGAGTGGTGTCTACTTGTTCTTACATTTAGATTTGGGCAACTTAGACATTGTTCCCAATGTTTCTTTTTATAAGGACTTAGGTTTATTACTTGTGGATTTACAAATAATTTATACTCTGCTAAAAATACTCGTACGGGTACTCCTATCTGTATTGCAGATATACCTATTCCTTTATGTTTTTCCATTGTCTCACCCATATCGTCTACTAACTTTTCTAGTTCTTCATCAGTGCCTGTCCATGGACTTGACGGTGTTCTTAATACTTTTTTATCAAATATCAACATCTTGCAATTCCTCCTTGATTTGCATAATTTCTTCTTCATATGAAAACCAGAGAGATGGACTATTACAATTTTCTTGCATACGTTCAAGCAACACAAGTCTATCTAGTTTACTAGCAACTGACTCTCTTGGGTAATATCCCAACTTTTCTTTGTTCCTGTGTTTCTCTTGTCTTTTATAGTCTTTTGCTGACTTATGTGCACCTGCGCCACTCTTGTGTTTAGAATGTTTTGCTACAGGATTTACTTTACTTACTTTCTTTATTTTCATAATTGTTCCAATTGGGGATATGTATTGTGCCACCTTCTGCAAAGTGTTTCTCCCAATCTATATCGTTGGGGTCTGGCATCATATCCCAGTTTTCTACTTTCTTTAGTTTAATACGACCATCAGATAGTATTTCTACTTCAAAGGTCTTACCTTCCCACATTTTCATAGATTCTACGGTTAGTTCCTTATCGAAGATTATATCTCCGTTAGGTTCTAAATCCCAATGGTAATCTACAAATCTAACGCGTTTTGACATTTCCACCGACACTTCTCCTTTTTATGTCGTTGTGATTAAACTCCGCCCAATAAAGTTCAAATGCAACACCTTTCTCGATACCGACAAACTGGTGCATAACTCCTGGCTTTACTTGTGTAAAGTCGCCTGGGCCTAATATTGTTTCATCTACTAGGTCGTAGTCGTTCTGCCAGACTCTTATCATCATCTTGCCACTTTCTACATAAAACCCATTCCATTTAAACTCGTGTAGATGTTCCGAGCATTGCTTTCCAGCTTTAAATTCTATTCTGTGGAACTCTAGTACTCCATTTGCATGGATTAGCTCTGTTTGTCCCCATACTTTACCTGCTTTCATATTGTGTCCTCATTTTTGTTTCTCTTGTGATTCTTTTCTCATTTGCTACATTCAGGTCTATAATGCCCTCTGCTTGTAGAAGGTTAATCATTGCTTGTACATCACCAACTTCTTCAGATAAGCACTTAATTTCGTGTTTACCTCCATTGTGTCTGTATACTTTAGAACAAGCCTGAATAAACTCTCCTGCCTCTTCCATTGCAACGATTAGTAAATGTGTTTGATAGTCCATTATATCTCCTGAAAATAATGTGTTTCCCACTTATCAAACGGGTAATCAAAGAAGTGATGAAGAAACACTTGGTATATCCCTGCAACATTATCAAACTTATATGCTGCTTGAGGATTACCTATGTTATAATAAAAGCGGTCTGTCCAGCACGCAAAACCTCTGTGTTTACATAACTCTTCCCATTTTTCTCTTCTTTCGAGTGTGTCATGCTCACGATTACCTAAATAAGTATCATTTAGCAACGCCATATGATACTGGTCTTCGCCTCCTACAGTTCTGTGTTGTGTTTGCCACTTTACTTGCCTGTTATTGTCTTTCCCTCTTACTAGAGGTTGAACATTATTAAAAATATTATTATACTTTTGACGAGTATTTATTGGAGAGTTGTCCATAATCCAACCAACCATTCTTACTTCGGGTAATAACATTTTTAATACTATTCTATTCTTGCCAGGGTGGATAGAAAATCGTTTTTGATACCAATCTAGCTTCTTCTCCATCCGTTAAGCATTTCCTTATTTTTATCTTTTGACCTTCATCGTTAGCAGTCCAAACGATTTTATCAATTTTATTCTTATTGTTTTGAATTACTGAGTTGGCAGCATTGACAATGTTTTTTGTTGATCTGTAATTTTGTTCTAATCTGTATATTTTAACATCTGAGTAATCTTTTTGAAAATCTATAATGTTTCTAATGTTTGCTCCTCTGAAACTATAAATACTTTGGGCATCATCTCCAACAACACATATATTTTGGAATT